CTTCAGCGATTTGCTTATCAATTTCTTCCATATCTTCTTCAGTTTGATACAGAACATTACGACGGATCCATTCGTGTGAATAGTACTTACCGGCATAATCATCAATATCACGAAGCATGGAAACGCGGTCGCGAAGAATTTCAGTGTTTCTTAATTCGGCAAAATGGTTATCTTCCGAATATTCATATTTAAAGTTGGTTCTAAATTCTTGCCAGTCTTCGCTGGTAATGATTCCTTTGAGAATCAGTTGTTTTTCAAGAATTCGATTAAACAGTTCTGAGAACTTGCCACGTAGGCGAGTAACAAACTTGGCAAACTTTACTTCGTCACGAGAGATTTCAGTAGCACGACCAAAGTTGTACTGTGCTTCTGGATCAAGACGAGTAATCGGAACGTTCAGCGATTTGTAAAGTTTACGTTGGAAGTAAACAATATCATCAATCTGACCAAGATTTTGCCCACCTGGAAGAGTTGTAATTTCAGTACCTCTTCCGCCTTCACGGCGTGGTAACCAGAAATCTTCCAGCATTGTCATGTGCTTACGGTCGTCACGAATTTCACCTGTCTGTGAATCGTAAACTACTTTGTTTTTGAAGCGAGTCATGATATCACGAAGATATTGCTCAGCTTTCATTTTTGGAAGATTGCCAACATCAATATAGAATACACGACGTTCTGGAGCACGTGAAATACGATAGATGACCAGTGAGTCTTCCATCGATTTTAGCTGGTTGAGTGGTTTGATTGCTTTTTGTAGATAGCCAATGACCATATCACCATTGACATTTACGAGTCCTGATGATACATTGACAACTGAATCTACTGCAATTCGAATACCCTGAGCAGCCGGATCGTTGTATGTGGCTCCCTGTGTAGGAGCTTTTGCAAAACCCTTATCATTGTAGATATAGAATTCTTCGGCGGTTTTGTTTATGATTACATTTGTAGATTTATTTGCACGAACACGCTTTTGTGTTTTTATCTTACGAATCTTGCGTGGATCGATGTATCGTAATTCTTTGATACCTTCACGCGGAACTTTTTCGTCAATAATGGCATGATAGTATAGTCTACCATCTACGTACCATTTACGAAAGATTTCATACGCATGCTGGTTAAATTCTAGAAGTTCAAGTACATTATCGAACTCGTCTAGAATCATCTTTTTGATATTGTCTGGTTGTTCTAAGTCGTCAAGGTTAAGACTGACGATTTCTTTCTTTGGATCCATTACAATGGCTTCATTGACAATGTCGTCAACGGCCATTTCTACATCTGGATGCATAGAAATTTCACGATACTTACTTACAAGTTCCGCTTCGTTTCTTACAGCACCTTCAAGATCCACATATTGACCATAAACACCACCTTCAGAAACAACAAGAGCTCCATCTTCTTCTAGCTTGGGAGCAAAAGAAGGGAGTTGTTCTTCTTGTTTCTTTCTTATAATACTAAAACCAAATAATTCAGCCAAGATTTGGACTCCTGTTTAACAAAAAAGTAAGGGGATTGGTTACCCCTTACTTATTACTGGCCACCAGCTCTGTCGGTAGTGCCACCACTTACAGTCCAGTAATCATACGAGAATGTAACTTGGAAAGATTCGATTTGATCGGTTGATGCCCAATCAAGTTCAATTGGTGAAATAACGCTTGGAAAGATTCCATTGAATTTATATTCACGAAGAATCGAACCGTCTTTAGCGTACTGAATAACAGTAGCATTTGACTTGTAACGATTGATTTCGCGAACGTTACGCTCTAGACGATTGATTCTGTTTGACCATTCTTCCATGGCATTACGAATCAGGAAGTCTTCGTCGTTAATAACAGTAACTGTCCAGTCACCGAACGTTCTATCTCCGGCCAACTTCATTTGTCGGCCGAAATAGAATACCGGAATTACACCTAATTGAGATTCTGGAATTTGAGCAGCTTGAACCATGAATGGTGTTTTAAGGTCGCCAGCACTGTTTGCAGGGTTGTTAATACGTACCTGAAAGAGATTTTGACGAGCACCGCCATAGACCAGTTGGCTTCTCATTTCATTGATATTAAAAGCCATTTTTTATTTCCTCCTAGTTTCTTTTATTTATTAGAACTGGCCAACAACTTCGTTGAATTCTACGCCGGATCTTACAGCAACAAAGTTCAACTGGATGAAGTTAATGCTCTTAGCTGGCTTAATGTAGATATCACCAACGAAGCGATTGCTATCAACAACCTCTGGCGTATTGTTTGTTTCGTCGCAAACAACACGGAAGTCGGTAATACCACGGCGGCCTTGAACATCACGGAGGAACGGTTCAATCAGATTCAAGAATTGAGCTCTTGTAAATTCATCATTGAATTCAAATAGAAGCTGGTTTGATGCAGTTGCAATTGTCTTCTCAAGAACAATAAACAGACGGCGTACGTTGATACGATCAAATGCACTTGGACGACCAAGAGCAGTCTTATCACCGAACAACACTGTACCTTGTCCTGGTTGAGTAATTACTGGGTTAACATCGTTCTTGTAAAGAAGATCACGATCTGTCTTGCTTGGGCTATAAGCCAGCTTTACAAGGTTCTTGATCTGGCCACGTGTGTAACCAGCTGGTGAGAACCATGGATCGCGAAGATCATCAGAACGAGCTGTAATACCTGCAATATCACCATTCAGTGGAACGTAACGATATACGTCGTTGTACTTATCGTATTGGTATTTGTAACCAGAATCGATGAATGCATACGAGCTGTTACGTAGACTTTGGCGGAATTGTACAATGTTTGCAGCCTGTGAGCCTTCAACTGCAGTTCCGACAACATCTTCTTTTTGTGGTGACACAAAGACTACACAGTCTTTACGAGTTTCAGCAATGTTGTCGATCAGATAGTTAGCAAGTTGAGCACCATTTGATGCGCCAATTGACTTACCTGTCATAATCAGAGAAACGTCAACAGTCGAAGCATCAGCAAATAAGTCATAAGCTGAAGCAAGAGCAGCTACAGTAGCATTGCTTTCTGTGATACCATCATTACCACCAATGAACGATTTGTAGTATGGCTTAGATTCTGTTGAATTTGAAAGACTTGCAGAATCTGTTGTTGTTGCTCCACTACGATCATTGGTTGCCCAGATGTAACGTGAGTTATCATTTACAACAGTCTTATAGAAAGCTGTTGTACCATCTTCACCGATAGCATCTGTAGCACGTGAAAGATTCTCATAAACTTCAAGAATTGTTCCTGGTGTACCAGAGAACTTACCGTCTTCATCTACAACTACAACACTTACTTGGTCAACTGTTGTCAGACCACGCTCTGAAAGATAACGTGAAGTTGATGGAGCAGTTGGTACTGTGTTATAGAATTCCCACTTACGTGAAATTGTATTTGCAGTGAAGTTAGAAGCACGATTCCAAGTATCTTCGAATGTGATAGTGAAGTATGCTTGTGTTGAAGCGTCATCTGAAGAAGCTGCTGGAAGTGATTTGATCTTAAGAGCTTGAGTACCAGTTGTTGTGTTACCAAGTTCGATATAATCACCTACAGACAGAGACTGAAGAATTGTATTTGCTGCAGTCTTTGTTTCAGCGTATGTAAGAGTTGAAGCACCCGAATCCCATGTCAGGAATACGTTGGCTGTTGCTTCATTTACATTGATTGAGATACCAGCAGCAGCAAGTTGATCTAGACGATATGTTGTTGCAGTTCCACCAACGCTTGTGTTGCTGAATGGATTAATAGTACGGCTGTACTGATCTGCAGAGTCGCACATCGAAACACGAAGCGAGTTACCAAGTTCACCTGGATAACGAGCTACAAATTGTGTGCTTGCAAATGTAGTATTTGATGGACCTTTGTCTTCGAAGTCATCAGCATTCTTGACAATGCAATCTGCTAGTTCGATCAGACCACTGTTTGCAACAGCATTCAGTGCAAGGTTATTTGCAAAGAAGTTTAGTTGGGCATCTGTTGATGTTGTAGCTTCTTTTGTAAGAGTTACTGTCATAGCAGTAGAGTTTGCTGACACAGTAGAAACAAATGTTCCTTCTGGAATACCAGCACCAAAGACTGCATGACCGGCTTGAACGCCGTGAGTGTTACCTGTTAGAATTACAGTGCTGTTGCTGTTTAGGTTAGCAGAAGCAGCTGCAACGGTATTTGAAAAACCCGTTGTTACGGCAGCACGGCTTACATATAGTGCATTACCATACGCAAGAAAGTTCGCCGCTGTAAAGAATGTTTCATAGTTTTGTGATGATGGCTTGCCATAACGTGCGGCAAGAGTATTTTCTGAATCTACTAGAACAAATTTTCCTACAGGACCCCAACGGAATACACCACCAAAAGCACCGACAGTGGTAGCCAGCGATGGTACACTAGTAGTTAGGTCTATTTCAGAAACATTAATTCCAGGGCTGACTTGAAACGCCATTGTTATCTCCCTTAATCGAAGGTTTTATACACGAGTTTTGTTTTATTTATAAATTGGCTAGATTAGGAAAATAAGCCAGCAAATTCCGGATTCCACTTCTTGGTCATGTCAATTACATCTTCGTCATCATGTCCAGTCTCAATGAATCCGAATGGAATCAGTTCACTTTCAATATCTTCATCAGTCTTGTCTCTCAACCTTTGAAGAGTATTAATATCTGTTAGTTCTTTAAAGTATTGTTGATCTGAAAGCCATGCAAATAGAACCAAGCACATGACAAGATCGTCATGACACCCCGGTTCTGCTTCGTATGATGCATTCTTTTTTGAAAATGTTGATAGTTCTTGAATCGTATCGTGATCGTTAATAATCAACTGATATTGTTCCACTAGAAGTTTAAGTATAGAACAACCAATCGATTTTACCGGCTTAGTCGTACGAATGCCGCGTTCTGATGTTTTATTAAATCCACCAGATATTCTTTTGCCTTTCGATCCACCATTCTCAGTATAGATCAGGCTTTCGCTTTCGTAATCAAAGTGTAATGCATCAGCTACCTGTCCACCAATATCATTAATTTCTACGAGTATTGTGGCATTATTGTATAGCTTAGAAATTCTATGAATCTCTACTGCATAATCTACAGGTGTGACCAAGTTGCTTCTATAGACCGCAACCTGATTATATGGCATCTGAGTAATGTCAATAATCTGGAATGCAGAATAGTCGAGTCCCTTACCACGAGAAACGTCAGCCACCATTACGTATTTGTGATCTTCTTCTGGCAAGAAGTACTGAGTAAATCCAGCCTTGGCTGCAATTGGTCTCTTTGGTGTAAGTGTTTTCAGACAAGCACCAGAGATCAGAGTACCAGAAGAACCGAGCCATGCGCACTCGAATTCTTGAGCAAACTTTTCGTAATCCCAGTCCATCGCAGCAAGAGTTTCTTGTTGCCATTTTTCATCACGCCCTGGAACTCTCTGCCATGGAACTTCAACGTACTGATATCCGTTGGTTCCGTCTTTGGCACCCATACACGTCTTATAGAAGTGGTTAAGACCATTTGGTGTCGATGTAAACAGAATCTTTGTAGTTTCACCAGATGAAATGGTTGGGAAAACCGAAGCAAAGAACTGGT